GCCGCGCTGTTCGATCTCCTGCTTGATAGCCGCAAGGCGGGCTTCGATTTCTTTAATTCTCATTGTGTTAAACCTCCATCATAAGTTTGATTTTTAGGATTTGTGCCTTCCGCGCTAACGCCTCCCGCTTCTCTGCTTCGATCACTCCGTCGAAGTAGGAACGCGCGGAAATATCGGTATCGGCGTTCGCCGGATAACTCACGGCGGAAACGTCGTAAACCTTCTTGATCTTCAAGATCGTTCTTGTGTGCGTGTCTTTGTTATATGCGTCCTCGGATACCGTGAACGCCCACGACATTTTGCAAATTAAGCCCGCGTCAATGCTTGCATATAGGCGCTTTGCTTCTTCCGTAAGGCTCAAATTTGCCGCAATAAACAAGCCGCTTTCCTGCGGCTCTAAAAGCAGGGAAGGCGGCTTGTTCTTTGCCATCTTGTTTCGGGCGAAAACCATACCCGAATGATCGAATTGCATAATAACGTCGGATAAGTCCGCGCCGACAAGCGCGTTCCGGTCGATCACTTCGCAATATTTGATCCCGCCGTATTCGTACATAACATACGGTTTATCAAACGTTGTCGCGAAGCCTTCAACGTAAAAATCGGTGTCAAACCTCTTTTCCGTCGTCCCCTGCGGGATCATCAACGGCTGGAACATTTGTCGGTACTCCCGTTCCTTCACCACCGGCATTTGGTGTAACCTCCTTTCCCAATTCTGAAACTTCCGCGTATTCCTTGCGGATATAATATTTCTCGCCGCCCTCAACGTGCGCCATGTTCCAAACGTCCATAACGCCGTTGCGGTTCAGCAAGCCGCGGTCAAATAACTGTGTGCTGATATTCAGCTTCGTTTGATTGCTTGCGTATTGTAAGCGGTTCGCGGTAAACGTGATCGCGTTCCCGAAGGACAATTCCCGCGCCGTGTACGTCATATTCGACATAACAAGCGAAAGCTGGATCGCGAAAGGCTCGATCTTGCCTTCGTAATACGCGTTCCATTCGTCCTCCGTGTATTTGTTTTGCAGAATGCCCGCATTCGTGCCGAAGTAGTTAAACACGTTTTCGTTGATCTGCGCCATCTGCGCGGCGTTGACCGTGAACGGCTTGCTTTCGATCGGCTTCACGTCAGCAAACTTCGCGTCGTAGATCACCATTCCCGACTGATTTTCCGCCGAAAGGTTATCCGCCGTGAAGCGCTTGCGCTCCTTCGTGATGTCCTCCGGCTTCAACATATTTGCAACCTTCGCCAAGAAGCGAATAGAAGCCGAATTTTTAACGCCGTTGATAATTCCTTGATTTTGTGTATGGATCAACTGCATTGTAGGACGAAGCGCGGCGTTACTCTCGCCGAAGAAATCGTCGGTATATTGAAACTGCGTCATTACGCCGACGCGTTCAAACTCGATCGCGGCTTTCTGCCCGCTCCCGAACGTATAACGCAAAAACGGCGCGCCGTTGTACTCGACAACTTCGCACCGTTGAGGAAGCAGGGGATAATACCCGATCAGCCCGCCGAATTCATCTTCGATCGGAACAATAAAGCAAGTATTATTCACCGAAAGGATCGTCGCGATCCTGTAAATGAACTTCGATGTATCCATGAACGGATTAGGCTTGAACTGCAACGCCCGTTCAAGGTTCTTTTGCGCCGTGCCGCTGATCTCCGGTTTCAGCTTTGAAGCGAAGGACGCGAACGAATGTATCGCCGCGCGCGTAAGCTCCATTTCGTAAATACTTTCCGGCGCGTTGCTGAAAACGGGCGTGTACCCGTTTAGCATTTTGAAATAGCCTTCCGCCTTCAAGTCGGCTTTCGGCTTCCGGAAGATAGTTTCAAAAACTCCCATGTTTTTATCACCCCGCATTTTTGAGCATTTCGCCGATTTCGTTATAATATTTCTGTCGCACGGTCAGCGCGTCGATCACGGAAACAAAGCCGTCAATTCTCGCCCGCTGTTCGATCTTCACGGGACGGAACTTCCGCGTTTCCATGTTGTGCTTCAATGCGACGTTGAGGAAGTGCGCCTTCAACAAGTTATTGTCGGCAATCTTGAAATTGCCGTCCTTGATAACGCCTTCAAACTCGCGGATCACGGGCGCAAGGTTTTCACCCTGCCATACGTCGTCCGTCTGCCAGCCCGCGTTCTTCAAGTCGTCGATCAGATATTGCGCGGAATAGCGGTCGTATCCGATCTTCAAGATATATATTCCGTACTGATCCCGAAGCATAGAAAACCATTCGTAAACGTCGCGGTAATCGACGTGGTTTTCGCCGGATAGCTTGACGATCCCTTGCTTTACGAATATGTCATACGGTACGCCGTCGATCGCTTGTGCTGTTTCAAGTCGGTTCGCTGGCATAAAGAATTGTGCGAAGGCATATAGAACGCCGTCCCGCTCGATCACGACGGAAGCGGCGGTCAAGTCCGTTGTTTGCGAAAGGTCTATGCCGCCCACGGCGTAACTGTCCTTGAAATCTTCCAGCTTCGCGTGAATTCCTGCGCCGTCAACGACGACGTAATCAAGCCACGCGACGGAAGAATTCTGCTTGATATTGCAATACTTCGTAAGGAATTCAGCCCGCTTCGACATACTCATTTCGGCGACGGCGATTTCCTCTTTGAAGAAGTCCGGCGAAACGGAAACGCCCATATTCGGATTTGCTTTTTTAAGCTCTTCAAGGTCGTTCCATTTCTCCACGTCGTCGATCATGTAAAGCAGGGGAAGAAGGCGGCGTTCCTTGCTTCCTCCCTTCAAAAACGCGGTCGATCTCTTCATCAATTCGTCGAAGATACCGTCGTTTTCGTAACCCGCCGTCGAGATCGAAAGGATCATCGGCTGGCGGCGCGCACCAAGCGCGGATTTCATAACTTCGTACTGCTTCAAGCCGCCGTCGCCGCGCCACGACGCGACTTCATCGTTCACGACTAAATGCGGATTGAAGCCGTCGGATTTCTTCGCGTTGAACGCAAGCGGCTTGATCGCGGTATTGCTTTCTTCGATGTAAATATCGGAACGGCGCTTCTTCGATAGGTCGGAAAGCTCCGGTTCTTTTTTAATCATCTGATAGAAGTTATCGTAAACGATGTTTGCTTGCTCCAGCTTCGGCGCAAGGCAATATATTTTCGCGCCGTATTCGCCGTCAAGATACGCCATGTACGCAATGACGGCGGACGCAAAAAGCGTTTTGCCGTTCTTGCGCCCGATCACAATAAACACTTCACGAAAGACGCGCGTTCCGTCCTCTTCGACGATCCCGAACATAACAGAAACGGCGGCTTTCTGCCACAACTCCAGCTTCAAAAGGTCTGTGCGCCCTTCGCAATGATGGCAAAAGTTTTCGATGAACCGAATTGCCTTGTTTGCCTTCTTCGCGTTGAAGGTGAAAAGCCCTTCTTGAAGCCCCTTCACGATGTATTCATACAGAAGGCGAACCCACTTGCCGACGGTTATATTTCCGGAAGAAATGCCGTCGTAATACTCGTAAATGTAATTTGAAAAGGGCATTTTTATTCGTCCCGTAACGCCTGTAAACGGCTTTCCTTTTTCTTCTCCGGCGGCACAAGATCGCAAAGCTGTTTGATAATTGCGGCGTGATTTTTTGTCATGGCGATATGTGTTTTCACCGCGTCGCTTTGCTTCGTCCCGCTCTGATTTGCGCCGTTTTGGTATTCTACGGTGTAGCCCTCTTCGTTGATGATCTCTTGCAATTCTTCAAGGGATACCGCCATGAACGCCGCGTTCTTGATAAGGCTTTCGACGGTCTGCAACTTGTTTTTATCCAAGTCTTTGAAAATGCGCTTCAATCGGGAAAACTCCCGCTTGATCTTTTCTTCTTTCGTCAAGTCCTTCTTTGTCGCCATAAATATCACCCCCTTTTCCGGTCAACCCACACCCCCTTAAACGCGTACACCCGTTATGCGCGCGCCTGCGGAGTATTTTTAATCTCCCGCCCTCGGTGTCGAACCCTCCCTAATCTTTGAGCGAATAGGGGGGGATATGAGGTTTCCCGCTTCGTCGAATGCGTACCGTTTTTTCTTGTCGTTCCGGTGGTGTTCTTTGTTGTGGCAATCTTGGCAAAGCGCTTCGAGATTATCCCACGAAAGCGCTATGTATGGATCGTTGATATTCTGCTTCGTCAAGTATGTTTTGTGATGTGCGATCTTTGCGGTTACTGGATCGTCCGGCGTTGAACAACGTTCGCACAAGTAGCCCTTCGACTTCAAGAAGCTGTCACGGCATGAACGCCAAGCGTCCGAATTGTAAAACCTTTCCGCCCACGGCTTCATGCGGTTATCCTCCTTCCTGTGGAAAAGTCTGTGCAAAAGAGTAAAAGAAAAAGCCTTCCGTGCATTCACACAAAAGGCTTTATCCCGCGCTATTCAATTCGCAATAATTCAGCGTAATTATTATATCACGCGTAAGCGTCGCGGACAAGGTGCATTGTTTGGTCGCGTTTTGGTCATTTGTCAACGGCTTTCCGGTATGTCGCCGCTGATACCGCCGCCGGAATGCCGAATACGCATACCGCCATATCATTGACGATCTTGTTCCGCCAGCGGCGCGCCGTCTTTATCTCTTTGAGAACGCCCGCGTCGGAAAGCTCTTCCGCGATCTCTTCCCACGTCGCCGTTCCGCCCTCTCTCGGATTGCCGTTGATGTCCTCGCCGAAATAGTAAAGCCGGATTACAGCGAATTCTTTATGTCCCTCGAAAAGAGAAATAGCGCGTGTCAAGCTGTCAAAGCCGGATTTCGTTTCTTTGAACTGCTTTTGTTTTTCCTCTCGCATTTCCTCGACGATCTCCGCTTCCGTCTTGCGCTGAATAAAGCCCTTCGCCTGTGGTGTCGTTGAAAACGTCTTTCGTCCCGCGTGATACTCAACTTCGCAATACGCTTCTTCATCGGCTACAAGTGCCACCAGCTTCTTGTAGTTATACAGCAATGTTTCCATTGCCTTGAAGTAATTTACGTACCCCGTGTTCTGTGTGTATGCTTCCGCCGCCCCTGCGCGCGCGGCTTCAAATACGGCTTCCCGCAACTCTTCGGAAAGCTCTGTTTGCTTTTTAGTCATGTGTGCCACCTCCGGTTAGATATTCGATAATTGTTCCCGCCGCCTGTTCCCAGCCGTAGCAAAGCGCGGCTTTGTAGCCCTGTGCCGAAAGAGCGTCCAGCCACTCCGATTGATGATCGCTTGTCCTGCCGCCGCGTTGCCGTTTAAGCTCTATGTAAAGCCCGTGATATTGCCCGCGCGCGACGGGCAAGCATAGATCGGGAACGCCCGCTTTCACGCCCTCCGCCCGAAGCCGTCCCGCTTCCGCCTTGTGTCTGCTCCCGCCGTTCGGGACGTGATAAAGCAAATTCAATTCGGGATATTTCCCGCTTTGCATAGCCGCCCACGAAAACAGCGTCATTTGCTCTTGCGCTTCCGTCGGAACGGGCATTTTATTTTTCTGCATTCCGCGATCCCTCCGTTTTCTTTGCGTATCCAATCGCCTTTAATCCGCCGCCGCAATATTTGCAAGTGTTCCCATCTGCGTGTGTTGCCGGAAAGACGTTGATTTTTCCGCATACGAAGCATTGAAAAGCGATCTTGTCGGTTTTTTCTGCCGTGCATTCGTATTTACCCGTTTCTTCCTGCATCCTCTCCCAATCAGCGAAGAAGAAAAACGGCTTGTTCTGCGCCATTGCTTCGCCGAATTCATATTTCGCGCCTTTGCTCTCTTTCCAGTCCGGAAGAAAACAGACTTCGGCGCACTCTGCAAGCATAGCGCCGGACATACGCATATAGGCTTCCCACGTGAAGCCCTCCGCCGGAAGAAGCGCCGGATTTACGACGATGAAGCCGCCTTCCTCCAGCTTCTTTTGCGCGTTGTAAAACTTCGTGAAATAATACGGGTCGCCCGTGATCTTTCCGGCAAGATATAGCGTCCTTTTTTCCTGCATTGTGTTTCCTCCCTTCATTCGTTGAAAATCGTTATTTGTGCCTTCCGCTGTTCCTGCTCCAAAAGATCGAAAAGCCGCATTTGCGCTTGTTCCTGTTCAAGCCGTGCTTGTGCCGCTCTGTAATAATCTTCGTCGATCTCGAAGCCGACGTAATCAAGCCCGCCTTGACGATAGCAAGCGATCAAGGAACTTCCGCTTCCGGCGTGTGTGTCCAATATCTTCATACCTTTTCGGGCGAAGAGGGAAAGAACCCACGAATACAGCTTCACGGGCTTTTGTGTCGGGTGAATTGTCCCGTCGTTCAGCCGTTCAGCAATTCAACGCGATTGCAGACAAAAACGCGCGTCGGCGTGTCGAAGCTGGTATACGCTAATTCGCAATCGCTCATTGTCAAGCCGTGTTGCCCCTTGTCCCATACAAGCCAGCCTTTATGCCCTTGTTCAAGATACGGGACGAAGTAATTTCCGCCCCATATCACTTGCGCTTTTGAAACGCGTTCCAATTCGCGGAAGTATTCGGGCGGGGGAATAGCCTTGTCCCAGCTTTTCCGGATATGCTCTTTCCGGTTATGCTTCGGATTGCCGCATACGCGCTTCTTCTGTCCGTCTATGCCGATACCGTAAGGCGGATCAACGATCGCAAGATCGAAGAAGCCGTCCGGAAACTCTTTCATTCCCTGCATACAGTCCATGTTATACAGCTTGTTCAATTCAAGCATACGTTGTTCACCTTCTTTCTTTTTCTCCCCCCTCCGCCCCCCGCTGGGGGGGAACGGGCTTAAAGGAATAAATCTATCGGCGATCCGGCGGGCTTCCTCGATCCGTGTTCTGAACCGATCCTTCACGATTGATTTTATATCCCCGCCGCCTTCCCGCTTTTATCACTCCCGCGCTTTCATTATCAAGGGCAAGCGGCTTCGCCGTGCTTCGCACCCTTGACAATGCGCGCGTTCGTGATCTCTGAAAAGCGGGCGACGGGGAATAAATAAAATCAATCTTCCGGAAGGGAAAGCGCTGGTCGTAAAACTTTACACATTTACAAGGCTTTTTATTGCGCCCCTTCGGGCGTTCCCGCTATTCGCGTTTCTTCCGGCGTTTCGGTTTCTCCGGTTCGCGTACATATTTATAATATATGTAGCCCCACTTCGTCGCGCGGGCTTCCACCAGCTTGTAACCCTTCGGCGCGATCGGTGCTTTCTTTTCCGTATACGTCCGAAGCGCAAGCGTCGGCGCTTCCTTCTCCGGCTGGCGAAGATTGCGCGTCGCCTTCCAACGGTGTCCGCCCTGTTCCGGTGTCCAATGGTTGAAGAGGTAATCCGCAAGCCCTGTGTAATCCTGCCCGTAGTCAACGCCGTTATAATAATTGTGTTCGCGCAAGTGCCGAATATGGATTACTGATCCGTCGTTCCACTTGCCGCTGATCGTTTCTTCCGGTATGCCGTCCGAAATCATGTGAAAATGAATTCGGTTCGTAGACTTGCCGCGCCCCATGTAAATAATGATCTTCGCGTCGGGACAAGCCCTTTGAAGCCGCCGGAAGTAATTGTCGCGTATTCTGCGCGCTTCGCTGAATGTATGAACTTCGCTGTCGTCGTCGAACGTCAGCGTACTATATAAGGAAAGCGGCGAAAAGTTTTCATTAACCAGCCGCTGGTGTTTCCGCTTTGATATGCCGATCCGGTGTTGCGCGCGCTCTTCGTCGTCCTTGAAGCGCGGTCGCGGTTCAGCTTTCTTGATGTTCGCTCGATCGGATACGGTGTAAACCTCTTGTTCACATACAACGCCCGAAAAAATACGTCTTTTAACCCTCTGCATAATCCCGCCGCCCTTCCTTGACAAAAGCGCCGTAAAATGCTATAATTTCAATATTGAATAGCTCCTTTTACAGCTATGTAAGAGGAAAAGAGAACGTCCGGAACGTCGCAACCGGACGTTCTCTTTTTTGTTTTGTCAGCCGTTATTAAATCCTGCGCCCTGCTCGAAATCGGCGCACCGTTCTTCTTCGCAAGGCTTGAAGCGCATTCCGTCCGCGCACCCGACGCAAGGGAACGGGCGCACCCCGTCCGGAAGCGCGCCTTCGCGCAAGTGAACGCATTGTTCCAGCTTCGCGCATTGATCGCACCAGCACTTCCGGCAATCGCCGATCAGCGTTTTTTCAACCGGACGTTTCAAGCCCTCTTCGGCTTCCTGCGCGTCGTGTTCTTCCTGCATTTCCCGCGCCGCCTGTTCGATCGTGTAATCTTCAACGCCTTCTAAAATGCCCCTAAAGAATGGCGCGAACGCGTAGCCGATCCCCAGCCCTGCGCGCAAAAGCAATTCTTCGTCGATCTTAATATCTGCCATTGTTCCCGCCGCCCCTCCGAAGCGCTCTGAAAAGCACGTTCAAAACGATGTAGACGATCACAACGGAAGCGGCGACGCAAGCAACGCCGCAAAGCATATAAAAGGCGTTCACCATGAATTGATACATTGTCATTCGTCAGCCCTCCCGAAAACCTCTTCCGCGTCGATGTCCCACGCGGCGGCAATATGCTTCATCATATCGACGGCTTCGGCGCGCTTCTTCTGTTCCTCTGCGTTCTCTCCGTTTAAGTACGATACCAAGATTTCAGATTTGAGATTGCAAAGCGGGCGAACGCCAAAGTAGCCGTTGTACGCGAGGCCGTCGTACAAAGAGCCGTCCGAATAGACGAGGCGGACGAAAGAATTTATCGGGCTGTCCGGTGTAGCCGTCCACCACCAACGATCCGGAAGTGCCGGAATGTTGCCGCGCAAAAGGCGGTATTCCTCGCAAGTGATAAGCCCGATCCGGACGCGATCGCCGCCGTAATTCTTCAAGCCGTCGTCTGCGGTCAAGTCGATGTTGAAATACTCGAACATTTCTTCCGGCGCGCCCGCCTTAATCATACGGCGCAAGAATTCGCCGTTCAGATAGGCGCGAAGGGAAGAAGCGACAAAGTCGTTCTTGTTCCCTTCATCGAAGACGCGTTCCTCGACGCAATCGGAAGCAATGCACTTCACCCAATCCGCGCCCGTCTGAATGACCGTCCAAGCGATCCCGCCCATTGTGAATTCCTGTTTCGGCTCGAAGCCGTGTTTGTTCTCTTTCATATTGAATAGCTCCTTTCCTGCGGCGCTGTCTGCGCCCGCTCGTTGAATAAGTCTGTTGATATACCAAACCGCCTTTTGCAAGTCCTCTTCACCGTTTTTCAGCTTCCAGCGCCACAAATACTTGATCGCGTTCGCTGTGCAAAAGGCTTCGATACCTTGAAGCCCGCTTGTCGCGGCTTCCAGCGCGTCGATACACTCAATCCCGCCCGCGTTATAATGCGGCGGGTGGTTCACCCGCTCCGCCATGATTAACACTTCTTGCCGCCGTGTCGATACGGGCGGCTTTTGTTGTATTCGTGCTTTACCTCCAGCACGTTTTCAATGTCAATTCCGGCATACGCGCAATAATCAAGAACGCGAATAATCACGTCGGCAAGCTCCGCCGCGATCCCTTCGGGCTTTTTGCTCTGCGCGGAACAACGGGCGTTCGGATTTTCCGGATCGTAAGGGCGGCTTCCGCAATGCGCGCTTCCGTCCTCTTCGCAACAAACCCCGCCAGCGTTGCAAGGGAAATAAATAAGCGGCTTCCCGTCGCGGTATTCCTCCAGCGCTTCGGATACCTCCGAATGAATAAGCGCCACGATCTCCGGAAACGTTCTTTCGCCTTCCCACCAGCCGTGTTCAACGGCGTTCTTGTGAACCTCTGCCGCAAACTCGTTAATTGTCATTGTCTTTACCCTCTCTTTCAATCGGTTTCTTTTGCAAAAGCGCAATCTTCGCAACGTTCGACAGTTTCGTTCGGATTATCAAGCGGGCATTCCCAGCCGCTTTCAACGTCCTGTTCCGTAAGCCCGCAAGCGTATTTCTGCGAATTCTTCGCTTCGATTTCCTCTGCGCGGCATTCGCACTTTTCGCCGCTGTCAAGATGTGCGCCGCAAAGCGGGCATTCCTTATAAGGTGTTGCCATGTCTTTCTCCTTCCTAATAATCAGCCGCCGGAAGCCGTCGGCGCATAGCGTCAAGCCGTGTTCCTTCACGTACTCCCGCCGCCGTGCGGCTTCTGCCGCTTCCCAGCCGCAAGAAGCGCATTCCGAAGGTTTGCATTTCTGCGTTTTCTCCGGATCAATGCCCAGCAAGCACTTCAAGGGCGGCTTGTCCTGTCTGTTATTCATTCTTCACCCGCTCCCCGTTATAGATAACTACCATTGACGGGAAGGGCGCGGGATCGGCGGCGTTCCCGTCGTCGTCCGTGAACCGTAGCCGCCCGCGCACGAAGCGGATTTCCGCTTTCCCGTAAATGTAATCGTGAAAATATGCTGTGTCTGTCCGCGCTGGGATAAGTAAAACAATCGGATACCCCCCCCCGCGCTTCCTCGAAAGCCTTTTGAACCCACTTGCCGATCTCGCGTCCGTAAGGCGGATTGCAGAATACCGCGCCGCCGCGATCCCAGCTTTGTGAAAGCCCGTCCGTTTCCGGCGTGTAATACAAAGAGCATTTCGCCGTCTTGTCGGTCGCCGCCGGATCAAGCACGAAGCCGAATTCGGCGTTCAGCTTGTCGAAGAAGTCTTGCGGCGTACACCAGCACATATTTTTAGAGGATAGAAGCGCCGCGTTCATTCGTCCGCCACCTCGCTTCCTGTAACCTTTTTCGTTTTGCCCTCTGTGAAGGCTTTTACCGCCTTCGCCTTGCTGGTGAAGGTGTCCTTCGTTTCAATGCCGCACTTCTGGCAATATACGAAATATTCCTTGTTCTGTTTGTCCTCATATACCCGCGCATTACTGTTTTCGCCTTCGCAAAACGGGCATTGCATAGGTGTTTCCGTGAAAAGCCGCTTTTCCTCCGGCGTGTCGTCCGTTTCCGGCTTTTCGTCGGCGAATACGCGAACAACCGCCGCCACCTGCTCAAAGTCCAAATAAACGGGCTTGTTCTCCGTGATCCCTTCGATGTTGTAGCCCGTTACCTGTTGAAAGCCGTTTCGCGTAAGCGTGAATTTGTCGCACTTGATGGAGAATTCAACGCCGCTTTTCAGAATAACGCGTACCGTCATTTTAGGCATTGTCCGCCACCTCGCTTTCCTCGACAACCTCGCCCGTGTCCGGATCGACGTTCAAGGAACATTGTTCCGGTTCGGTGAATGTGAAGCGGTCGCGGGCTTCGCGTTCCCTGCGCTCCTTCTCGGAAAGGGAAAATTCGCATTCACGCGTTAAGTCCTGCAAGCTCTCCACGAACTGCTGGTTGATAACGTCATAAGGCATAATCACCGCTTGAAGCAGGAAGCCCGCCTTCGCGACGATGTAGGGCGTTCCCTCCGCCGTGCGGCGTTCGTAAAGCTCCAGCACGTCCAGCACGTCAGCGACGGGCGAAAGATAGCGGCTTTCGATGAATACAAGCCCGCGCGTTGTACGGATCGGTTTCAAGGTTCGTCCGGAATAGATGATCGAAATTCCTTCCCGCTCGACGTGCCTTTCTGTTTCGTCGGTATCCTCGAAACTGATACCCGCCGGAACGCCCAGCGTTTTCACGAAGTAATTATCGCGGTCTTTCTCCGGAACGTCGAAGATCGTCAAAAGGCTTTCTTTGTCAAGCTGGGGAAGCCCGACAACCGGATAAACCGCCGATCCGTCGCCGATGTACTGCGTTAATATGTCGCCGTCGTCGCTGTACCGCTCGAAGATCGCAATATTCTTGTTCTTCTTGCAGATAGCGGCGATACTTTTAATCTTCATCTTCGCCGCCCTCCGTTTCCTCTGCGTCCGCGTCGTGCTGTTCCGTAATAGCCGGAAGGTCAATGCGCGGCGCGCGGATCGCCAGCGCGATTTGACAACCGCAAACCGGACAATCAACCGCCGAAAAGCGCGTCGGCGCGGCGGCAAGCATTTCAAGCGCCGAACGTGGTTCTTCCGCCGTGTAGATGTTTTCCCGCTCCGGTGTGAAGCGATAGCCGCAAACGCGGCATTCGGTCTTTTTCTTGCTGAACATAATTGAATAGCTCCTTTCGTGTGATTTAATATTTACCGTAGACGCGGACGGCGGTTTTCCCGCCATGCGTCGCCGCCGATACGATAGCCGAAGGCATAAAGGAAACGCGCAAGAAGTCCCGTGCGGCGCGCTTTGCAAGCCGCCATGTAATCAACTTCGCGTTCGGCTCTTCCGCCGCCGTGTCGTCGATCGGATATTCGCAAATAAGCACGGTGTTTCCGAACGGGCGACGCGCCGGACGCTCCTTCATAAACTCTTTGTTGCCTTCCTTGCACTTGATAATTTCAAGCGCCTTCGGGAGCTGCCAGCCGCTTTTGTTGTCCTTCATGTGTGCCGCTCCTTTCAATCTGTGTACGGGCTTTCAAGCGTCCAGCCGAAGCGATCCGTACTTTTCCATTCCGTCGTGAAGTGATTGCGCCGCCCGTCGCCCGTGAAGAAGCAGTATTCCGCCGGAAGCACCCGCCCGACGTTTTCTTCGCCGTCCCGCTCCGCGCGGTATCGTGTCAGCACGTCCGCCGCAAGAAGGGCGAATTCCTCTTTCACGGGATATTCGGGATCGTAGCCGCTGAACTGATAGGGCGCTTCGATAACCTCCAGCACCGTGTCGGGGAAGCGCGGATCGTCAACGCGGTTCAGAACGCACCATACAACCGCCGCTTGCTCCGTCGTAGAAGGAACGATCCCCGCTTCGCCGTAGATCAGCTTTGCAAGGGCTTCAACCTCCGCCGCGTTCGGCACATATCCCGCCACCGTCCCGCTCGAAGGAAGAAGAACGGCGGTCGGCTGGTGTACCTCTTCAAGCGTTCCGGCGGTCGTGTCCTTCGGCTTGTCCGCCGCACCGCTCCCGCTCCACGGCATAAGCGCCGCAAGAAGGGCGGCAACGGTCAGCAACGCAACCGTAAGGGCGACGCGACGGCGAAGCATTGCCCGCCGCCGTCGTTGTGCCTGTATCCGCCGGGGCTTGTGTGCGCTGGCTGTCTGCTCGACTATGTAACCGCAAGGCACTTCGCAAATAAACTTCCCGTCCGCGTCTTGCAGGACGGCAAGCGCTCCGCGCGCCCGATCCGCCGTCATTGTTCCACCTCCGCCGCCGGAAGGGAAAGCCACCATTCCGGATTGTTCCGGAACTGCTCATTCGCGCAAGCGTCGCAATTCTCCGCCGTGCAGGAAGAGCAATAACGCTTCTGAAAAGCCGCGTCCCACGGCGCTTCAATGCAAGGAAGGGAACGAAGGAAGCCCGCCAGCGTGGGCTTATCCTTCGTGATAGCGTCAAATACCGAAGTGAACTGCCGAACGTTCAAAACTTCGTCGCCGATAATGCACCCGTTCGCGATCCGCTCTTTGATGAACTCAACGCACGGCATTTCCTCCGAAACGTGAAAATCATTGAACCGCGCTTCCGCTTCCTCGAAGCTGTCGAAGGTAACGGCGTTTGCGACGGACGCTTCGCCGTCGTATTCCCATAAACGGATTTTGTATCGTGTTGTACTCATTCCGAATAGCTCCTTTCCTGCGTTACTCTTCAATGCCGATGTAAAGCACGTTTTCATCGGCGCGAAGCTCCGTGATCTTGCAATATGCGTATTTGTTCATTTCGTTGTGCGCGAAGTTCTTATACAAGCCCCTGTAAATGTCCCGCTTCTGATAGCCGCATTCCCGAACGTAGATATACACGTTCGTAAATCCGCTAATTACGTAGCCGATCGTTTGAAGCGCCACGTTGTTTGCGATCCTCTTCATTTTCATATTGAATAGCTCCTTTCGTATTTCAGCAATTCGCGCCGCGTCGGTTTCCTCTGCGCCGGAAATTCTCTTGCACCGTCGCTTGTGCAAGATCGGCGCTGTACTTCGGGCGGGCGTAGCCGTCAAACTCTCCCGTATAGCCGCGCTTCAACTCTTCGTAGATAGCGGCGGCGCTCCTTTTCAGACGGGCGGCAATGTCAACAACGCGTTCACCCTCTGCATACATTCTTTCGATCTCGCGGCGCTGTTCCAGCGTCAAATAACTGTATCCGTTCAATGTTTTAACCTCCTTCCGCCTGCCTTCGGATAAAAAAATAATGCAGGAAAAACCGTAACGGTTTCTTCTGCATTTAATGATACTCTCAACATTCGCAAAAGTCAAGAGTAAAAGCAGAAAAAACTAAAATATTTTTTCAGAAGGCTTCAAGCGGCTTCGGCGACGTATCT